AAAAGTTGTGGCGGATTTGTGGCGGATCTGGACGCTGCAAAACTGCCTCTAGAGACACGAAAAGGCCCCCGGAACACCCGAATGGGCATCCCGGGGGAGAGTGATCCTCGACAGGGGATCATGGAATCATGTGAGGCTGGTCGGCCACGGATCATCCGTGTCGAACACCGCATGCACCTTCAGATTGTCCACGACATCACCAGTCATGGATGAGCGGTTGCCACCAGAGTTGAGGAAAAGTCGGCACACGGCCCTGCTGGACGCCGTGAGCGCCGGCGTGGAACAGGCAATCCGCGGACGCCACCCCAGAGGCATCCCCGCGGCGGTGACCGACGACACGTTCCGGGTGTGCTTCAGGGTGGTGTTGAGGATCACCAGCGAGCCGATGCGCCGCGCCGTGATCAAGGCATCGGAGGACAGCTGCAGGGTGCCGTCCGGCGACGTGAGTGCCGAGATGAACGCCGGGCTGCTGGTCTGGTTGACCACCCCAGTGTCTCCCATGGACACGCTCCATCCGGACGGGAGTTTCTGCCACTGCCATGCACCCACCCCGGCGCCATCGGTGGAACACCATGTGGCACCGTCGGGGGCAGTGGCCGCCCAGTGCCTGCCGGCGGCGTCGAGGGTGTCGGGCATGTCCGGTCGCCCCTTGCCCGCCCCGGTGAATGTCGACGGCTGACCCGGTGGCCCGGGTTCCCCCCGTGCACCCCGTGGCCCAGCCGGGCCGATGAATCGGGTCTGGGGCACACCAGTGACGTGATCGCCCTCACGGATGAGCACATCCCCGTCGGCCACGGTGGCAGGCACCAGCAGGGTCGTCACCGTCACCGATGGGGCGGGCACAAATCCCGCCGCCGTCCACAGGTCCAGCGGATGGTCCTGGGTGTGCTCGGCGGTGACCTGAATGTCGATGCTGTCCCAGCCCAGCTCGTCGGCAAACCGCACATGCCACAGGCCGTGATACAGCCACAGGCCACGCTGGCCGTTCAAGCTTAAATATCCGTCGGCGTCGAAGTCGGCGACGATCGCCTCTTGGATGACACGCTGTGACGGGTCACCGGGCACCAGACGCCACCGGTCGGCCGGGGTGAACGTCACAGCTTTGGCAAGCTTGACTGGTGGTCCGTCAGGATAGGGGTCATCCTCGGGCCCCATGTCACCGACGGCCCGGATCGCCCGGGCCGTCACCAAGCCAAACTTGTATTCGGAGGGGAGCTTCGGCTCGCTCATGCCAAATCATCCACATCTGGATCAGCCGCCCGGCGTGGAGCTGCCTCCGCGTCGATCACGGCAGGGCCATCCTCGACAGCCTCTGGCTGTGGATCATCGGATGGCTCGACCACCACCGAGGCGTTCGACGGCACCGTCGCAGCCGTCGCCATGCCTGGCACCAGCACGGCAGCCACCAGGGCCACCCACAGCGGGGCGGTCTTGTCATCGATCACGCCGTAGGCGATGAGCAGCGGAATCACAGCGGTGGCGATCCCGTAGATCCAGCGGCGTGCAGACAGGGGAATCGTCTTGTCGATCTTCCACATGTCATACCCCCTTGCGCACCAAATCGCAGCCGTGCTTGACGGCCTTGGCGTGGGCAGCGGTGATCTCAGGCCAAGCCTTCGTGTCCCAGCTCTTGGCGATCGGATTCACATAGCCAGACGACAAAGCCCCCCTACCCGTGCCGTTGGAAAACTCGTGGTAGAAGCCAGACGTCTCATTGAACAGCAGGTATACGCGGGTGTTCTTGTCCTTCGGGTTCGGGTGATACCAGCATCCGTGCATTGTTTCGTCTCCTTCGGTTGGGTCGATCGGTTCGGGTTTCGGGGTTGCAGGGGAAGGGCGGGGCACAGGCGTGGAGCCGCCACGTGCCATCGCCAGACAGCGGGCGATAGGAAAGGCACCGGGATCGGTGTGGTCGTTGCCCCACACATGCTGATGGCCACACACCCCGGTGAACCGTGACCACTCCGAGGCGGTCATGCGATGGTTGTGGTTGCCCGTCCAATCCCCGAACGGCCACGGGGCCGTCAAGGGCAGCTCCCACTCCTTGTGCAGCCATGCGATGAGATCGGCCACGGCACGCAGCATCATGTCGTCGGGCCGGGTCCAATCCGTGTGGGCACCCCCGACCGTGTATTCGCGGTGCGGGTTGGCTCTCGTGGCCCAGCCGCCGGTGCCCACCAGCTCCACCTGGCACACGTTCATGCGGTTGGTTGACGGCGACCCGGACGGCTGCCTCAGCGCCATCGAGGCACACGGCAGAGGCCAATGCTGCCTCCACTGCGGCCTCCCACTGGTGCAGTTCAGAGTGAGGTTCGGGGCCTTGCGTCCACCGCCGAACCCCGGCCAGCCACCACCCTCCGTCGTGTGCAACACCAGCACGTTAATCTTCTGCTGCTTGGGCCTGGGCACGGCTGACTCATAATTTTGTGCCGTCCGGTTGGCGGGCGGAAACCATGCTGCATGTGTCACTGGTCAACCTTTCTCCAGCCGTCCGGGTAGACGTCGGGCTCCCACACGTTCGCATCGATGGTGGATTCCCACACGGCCCCGTTGAACATCACCTGGTCACCTGTGTTGTAGGCGTCATGGGCACCGGTGGGCTGCACCCAGTCGGCAGGCCTCACATCGCCATGCCCGTCGGGGGTGGCCTCGGCGCGCCAGCCCGACACCCCCGGCTCCCACACGTTCGCAGGCGTCAGCGACAGCCACACCTTGCCGTTGTGGGAGACATGCGCATCCTTCGGATAGGCGTCCACCGCCGATGTGGGTTGCACCCACTCCGGCCATGTGCCATCGGGCTTCTGGGCGCGCCTAGCCGAGATACCTGCCATCGACTGATAGGCGGCGATGTCATCCAGGATCTGTCTGGGCATGGCGGCCACCATCGCCCGACGTGACTGCTCATCGAGCAGCACCCTGATCGCCTCCGACAATTCCTCATCCGACAGGTCGGTCGGATCGTTCACAATGCTCATCGTGTGCCCCTTTCCAGGCGTGTGAGACGGTCATCGAGCCGGTTGTGGGCGTCGTGGGCCTCCCGGCGCAAATCCATGTCGGTGTCGGCCAGCCGGCCAATGTCTTTTGCCATGCCACGCTGTTCACCCTCGACACGGCGCAACGCAGACGACTGCATGTCCAGCGAGGTGCTGATCGTGCCCAGTTTCTCCTCGATACGATCATTCGAATCACGAAGGGAGCCGCCGTGATTAGGTTTCATCTCATGATTGAGTTGGCGATGCATGGAGCGGATGTCCTCACGAGTCTTCATCGACTGGACAATCGCACCGACCAGTGTTGCGAGCGCCGTCAGGACAGCCGCCACCGCCAAGCCGAAATTCGACCACAGATCAATTTGCATGGCCCCCGCCTCACTTCGTGTATGTGGCGCGCAGCATGCACGCATACTTGTCGAACTTGAACTTCCCGAAAATCCCGTTGGTGGTTCCGCCATAGCCCTCGCCAAGCGTGAAGCCGTGAATCTCGCCCCGGGCAATCGGCTCCCACCACGACTGCGGAAGATTCACCCATTTGCCGGCGCCAGCTGCCCACAATCGCGAGAAGAACGCTGCGCCGCCAGATGTCTGCGGCCTGTCTGGCAGAGCCGGTTTGCGGTACTGGCCAATTGCGGCCCTGCCGGACCCGCCATAGAACTGTTCGTTCTTCAGATACACCTGCATGTTTTGGATCGTGGCGCCCTCCAGCTCCTGCACCAAGCCAGCGGGCCACATAAGCAGCGAGTAGCGCGACTCGCCGCGGTAGAACCCCTGCTGCAGAAAATTGTTGACCATGTGGTCACCCGACCAGCAGCGCATCTGCGATGGGTACCAAATCTTGGTGTACGAGGCGACAGGAGTAGACGCATCCGAGGGGCGCGGCTCATGGCCCTGCCGTGGCGTGGCACCACCGAAGTTCACCTGGCCATCCTCAGACGACTTGTGCTGCCCCAGATCCTCCACCCAAAAATGGGTGGTGCGACTCTCATGAGTGGGCAGTGAGCCCCAAGCACCAGATGAGGCTGTTTGGATGGTCACCAGCAGGCGGCATGCCGTGTTGACCGGGCCAGGGTTGATGATCGGAGTCCACGTCAAATAGCTGTTGCCGCCTGGCAGCTGAAATGTCGCCGTGTCGAGCGGAAATGAGGTGATCGTCGGGTTTGCCACCTGAGCTGGCTCCTCGTCGCCGGTCTGCTCTGCAGATTCCATGCGCAGTCGCAGCACAATCGGGGCGGCCCTGGACATGCCCATGTGTGCCGCCATGCCGAACCGGTACAGGCGCCCCGCCTCCATGTCCGCAGCCAGCTCATACACCCCAGTCTCGTTGTCGCCGAACTGAAAATCACTCAGAGGAGAATTGGCCCACAGCCTGCGGTGGGCCATCACGCCGCGCGGAAGCTGCCCCAGCAGGTCGGTGAGGTCTTGTCCGCCCACGGTGAGCGTGTCCGCCACATCCATTGTTTTAGCCACGCCACCACCGTCAGCGGTGAAGCCAGCTGCCGGCTCACCATCGACGCCATAGAGCATCATCTGGTCGTCTGTTGGCCCTCCCAGGGTGATGGTGGCCATCTCGCCATCTTCGCCGTCGGAGCGCACTACTTGAAGCGTGGATGATCCGATATGCACCCTGGGGGTCTCTTCGGGAGAGGGAGAGTAGATGTCGATGCCGGACAGGGATCCGGACACGATCGTGCCAGCGTCAAGGTTGGCGATGGATGTGCCGTCGATGACATCCTTCCTCCAAGCGCTGCCGTCCCAGTGCCACATGCCGATGGTGTGACCACCGGCCAGCTGAAACCACGCGTCTCCCGGTTTGTCGCCGCCACCCTCCGGGGCGCGGGTGGAGTAGGTGTTGCGGGTGGTCCCCGATGCCGAGGCGATCTCGATCTTGGTCTGCTCATCAATCGCGGACCCCACGATCGTCGCCTTGCGGCCCAGGATGTCAACAATCGTCCATCGACCGTCCACCAGGTCGAACACAACCGTTTCGCCCTGGCCTTCCTCGCGCACCCCGGTGTCCATGACGGCACGCAGACTGTGAGGCACCAGAACCTGCGCATCGGTGCCATCGCTCAACGTCACATCGGCGATCAGCTCGATGCTCGCCGGCCACTGCTGCATCCACGTTTCCCCGGACTCATCCCACGTCACCTTGTCGATCGGCGCGCCCTCATCCAGTGCAATGATCCAATGGTCATCGGTGACATCCGGATCTTCGTCGGTGGGTTCGTCAAACGACATGATCTCCACCCCCGTATAGGGCAGCAGCGTGGTGCCGCCGTCGGGGGTGAGGATGCCGCCGTCAGGATCAATGTCGCCAGCATTGGGGGACACCAGCTCGTGTTCAATATGGTTGGTGATGATGCATCCGGCCTCGATGGTGTTCACCATGCGTACTGTGCCCTGCTCCATGCTCATCCTCGCTTCCGCACCGGGGTGCGCCGTGTCACCCGGCGCGTATGAAGATGCCGACCAATGGACATTGTTCCGTCGGCAGTGAGAGGGATTGTGAACTTGGTCAGCTGGACGCGCTCCCGCCAATCCCCGGCATCGACATCGATGATGTCGCGGGGTTCCAGATGTGGGATCACCAGAGATTCGAAGTTCACATCCACATAGGACCAGCCCAGACGGTCCAACTTGTCCTGGGCGACCCGTTTCGCCTGCTGGGTGGTGGTGATCTGGTCGTCTGACACTTCTTCGCGCAGATGCCTGCGAACCCCGCCCCGGGAAAGTGATTTCGACGACAGGGGGTGTGCGTCAGGTAGAGCCGCGTAGGCGTGGACAGTGCCATTCTTGTTCTTGGCCCCATACACCACAATGAAGTTCTTCACCTGCGACAGGTCCGAGGTGATGTCCGGTTCGGTGAGAATATCGGTGTGGCGGTGGAATACCCACGCGCTGCGCTTCGCATACGGTTTCAACACCGCCCATCCTGAGCCGTCGTAGTGCAGCAGGGGGTCCGTGCCATGGTCACGGGATGCCAGAGAATATGCCAGCTTCTGCAGCTTTGGCCACGGTGCCTCGTTGGACAGGCACTGCCACGGTGTGGTGATCCTGTCATTCCAGGACGGAATCGAGTAGCGCTTCTCGCCACAATCGGACAGCACTGTGCGCATGATGTATGTTTTCGCGGTGCCCGGCTTGAACTTCCAGGTGCGCGACTGAGGCTGAGTGAGCATGCACTCCTTCGACGCGGCGGTCAACGAAATCGAATGCCGGGAGCGCCGTAGCGACATGATCGGCCCGGTGAATATTGGCATGTCCACCCAGTGTGGATACTCGTGCGACCACACGCCGTAATGCACCTGCAGCATGCGGTCGGCGTAAAGGGCTGCATGGGAAATGCCGGGGGCGTCAAGGCCAAGCCTGTTTCCCGGATCGGAGATTTCCATGGTGCAGGTGCGCATCACGTCCTGCTCCACATCGATGTCAACCGACCCGGACAGCACCACGCCGGTTGCCTCGCCCATGACACGATGGTTCAGGTCGAGCACCTGCACCAGCACGCGCATCTTGTGGTCCGACAGCAGGCCACGCTCATAGGCTGCCAGATCGGCGGCCGACAGTTTGCGGGTGATCACAGCACACCACCCTTGAACAGCCAGTTGTCGACCTGCCGGAAATCACAGGACGCCCTCCACATGCGGCCAGCCTCACGGTTCACACCCGACATTTGAATATCGGACAGCATCACCTGAAACGACAGGTTCTCGATGATCATCGTGAACCGCTTGCCCACCTGCGGCTTCCAGTCCATCAGCAGATCGGCGAACGACGAGGCCCGCAAATCAGAGGTGTCGCCCATGTCAACGAGCTTGCCCTCCAGCTTGCCCTCATATCCGTGCTGAGCGGACACCACCACGATGGCGTGACGTGCACCAAGCGGCTCCAGCTTGGATGAGATTTCCGGCTGGGTCATGTCATGGTCCAGATCGTCCACGACAGCCACATACTTCAAGCCGTCCCCGGACTCATCGATGATCCATGTGCCGCGAAAATCCACGTCGACATCGAGGGTTTGCTCCACAAACTCGTGGCCGTTCGACAAATGTCCCACCAGAATCTGCTGATGGCCCTTTGGCAGCGGAACAGTCACCGTGAAATGCCTCTGATTGCCGTCAAACGTCCAGCGCTTCCCTCCGGCCGATGCGAAGAACCCGTCAGGGAAGCCCGTCGCACCCCAGGTGATGTCCACGATCGGAGTACCAGGGCGTTGCACTGCTTTAGCCCCGGAAACATAGGTGTCTGTGGCGTGCACAGGATCATAGGTGAAACCGCGTCTCGCAGAACGGTATGGCGGATCACCGGGAGTGGTGACACGCCCCGGGTACTCGTCCCACACATACATCCACGCCCAATGGTGTACACCTTTCGGCACGGGCTTCGACGGCGTCCATGACGTGTCCCCGGAGTGGTGGATGCCGGAGTCGTCGTGCACTCTCTGCTGGTCGTCCACGATCATGACCCGCCATGCCTTCACCGGGCCACCAGTCCCCGGGGTGGCCTTCCACACCACCGGTGGTGTCGAGTCGCCGATGGTGCCCTCTTGAGGGGCCAGCATCTCCAGAGTGGGTTTCGTGTGATACATGTATCGTGCCGGCTGCGACCATGGCGACCATCTGCCATCACCGTCGGCGATACGCACCCTCCACCACAGCGACTTTCCGGTGCTGATCTGCGGCCATCCGTCATGCTCGGCAGGGTTGAACTCGCACAGGGTGGTGGGGATCTGCCCGGAATCGTACGAGGGCACCGTGAAGGAGTTTTGGCTGTCTGCGGTTTGCACCTGCATCTGGGCGATGTCAGTGCGGCCAGCCTTGTCGAAGAACGTCCACCGCAACACCGGGGTTGGGGTGGCAACCACTGTGTTCGTGGCGGGAGCTAGGTCGGTGGGGGCGTATGGGTTTGTCCACCATGTCACCTCCAAGCGCGGCGGATACTTGTCGGTGCCGTCGAATGCCATCGCCTCGCCAGGCGTGCCACCCCACAGGATCAACCCGTAGAACGGGGCGCCGGAGGCAACCTCCTGCAACACTTGGGTGACGTCGATGCGAATGTTTTCGCCGTCACGCACCTTGCCGGTCTTGGACCACACAGCATGCGGGCCCACGGCTGGAGGGCGGTGCTGCCATGACAAGTCCCAAAACTGGCAGTCCCACTTGTTGGCGCGTTGCACCCTGATCTCATGGCGGCCCCCATTGTTATTGGGGCGTGCGTGTAGCACCAGCTCGGCCTTGCCCACATTCGCCCCCTCGGTGGGGAATGGGTTGGCGAACCACAGGATCGTCCATGCGAAGCTGCCCGGCGTCGCCGAGGTGCGCAGGAACGTTTTCTTCCTGAAGTTCCGTTCGCCGGGATTCTGCTCCGCAATGAACGCCCAATACTGCGCCTTCTCTGCCGTGTACATCAGGCAAACGCTCCAATCCTCGCCATGTCGCCATACACGTCGGTGGCGGTGTCGGCAGCCACCACCTGCATGCGGCCGATCAGCTCGTCGTTGACATCGCGCACCACCAGGGTTTTCGGAGTGCCACCCCAGCCCATCATCTGCCGTGTCTGGTTGGCGTTGAACACCTTCGTCCCGGCGGCCAGCTGCGCCATCTGCGGACCCACCACCAATTCGGGGCGGCCATCCTCGGACACCGGCGACCACTCATCAGTCATCACTCGTCCGCCGCGCAGATAGCCGTGGCCGTGGCCGATGACACGACGCCAATGCCTGTGCTGACGGCCAGCAGCACGCATACCCACGACGAGGTTCTTGAACGGGTCATAGACGTTCGGGATGAACGGACCCATATCACGACCAAAGTCCGCCCAGGTGACGCCGGGAACCTGGACGAGGCCACGGGCAGGGTCACCCCGGCGCACGTTGATGTCACGCAACGCAGACGACTGCACCAGACGCGGATTACCGTCCGACTCGGTTTTGATCTGCTTGAGCCACAAGGCCACATCGGCCGGACCGCCGCCGATACCAGACACGCGCAGGGCACGCTCCACGAACGGTGCCCAACGCGCAATCCGTCCAGCGCCCTTCACCAGCGCAAGCCCCTTGCCGGCGCCGGCAGCCACCGAATCCCAGGCCCTCGACGCCATGTCCTTGGCCCACCTTCCGGCGGCACCCAGCATGCCATCACCGATACTGGTGGCCATGCCCTTGACGACCTGACCGAACCCGGAACCCAGCTCCTTCAGCCGACCCAACGGCCCGGCGATCTTTCCCTTCAGCCAGCCCAGCGGGTCGAAATAGCCCTCCCCGTCACCGGTGGCAGGCAAACCCAAACCACCGGCAGGCGACATGGAACCGCCCAGCAGACCCAACGTGTAGGAACGGTTGGACGGCTGGGCAAACCTGCCCCGCGCCGCCTCGATGTGCAGGTGGGGACCGGTCGAATGACCAGTGTTGTCAGACAGGCCAATCTGCTGACCGCGCCGCACCCTGGTGCCAGTCGCCACGGTGGCACGCAACGTATGGCCATACACCCACGGCACCCCGTCGGCGCCATTGAGGAAAATCGCCCGACCATAACCGCGCCCAGTGCCCACATAGGAGACGGTGCCGTCCTCGGTGGCAAACAAGGGTGTTCCGGTCGGCACGGGAATGTCAACACCGGAATGGCGACGATAGTTCGGCGACAGGCGACGAGACGTGGTCGGCCACACATAGCCGCCCCCACGGTAGCCACGCCCCAGGGCGACACGTTTCCACGCCTCCACGCCACCGGGGCCACCCAGCCGGTGGGTCTCCTCGGCAGTCAGTACATATTCTTGGCCATGAACGATACCGGCAGCCTGATCCACACCCATGTGACCGGTGTAGCCACCGGTGCGGAACCCCTTGAAGCTCCACTCCGTGAGCTTCTTGCCCATGCCCACCTTGCCGGCAAGCGTGTTGTAGGAACGCACCATCGGGTTGATGACACGATCGGCCACCCAGCGCACCGGGGCAGACATGATGCCACGCAGGCCGTCCCACGACTTCTTGATGGCATTCTTGGTGCCGTCGAAGAACGACCTGATCTTGCCCAAGGCGGTGTGGATGGCGTCGCGGGCGGCATGGATCGGGCGAACCATGATGCCCTTGACTGTGGACCACGAGCTGTTCCAGGCACCACGAATCCAGTTGCCGACGCTGGAGAAGAAGCCCTTGATCTTGCCCCACGCCTTGCCAATCATGTCGCGGGCAGCCTCAACCGGCCTGCCCAAGATCGGCTTGACTGTCTGCCACCACAGGGCAAACACCGATTTGACCCACTGCCAGATCTTCGTGAACTGCGCCCTG